AGAAAATAATATAACAAAATTTGCTTTAGTAGACTGTGGTGTAAAAGTAAATTATGTTTTCGATCCTCAACCTGCGCTTGATAAATTTAATGAATTAGGAGCAACTAAAAATTTATTATTTGGTTCTCCTATGTTAGGTGAAGGTGGTGATTTTGCTCATTTATTATCTAATAATTATTTTAAAAATATATTCACTAAATATAATGTACGAATAGATAATTTAAATGATTCATATTTATTTGAATGGAAAGAAAATTATATAGGTGATATTACATTTGATGGTTGGATAAGAGGATTTTGGTTTAATGATATTAAGTTAATAGAGTTATATTTCAATTTATGGAATGATATAACAAAACAAACTTATAACAGTAATGATATGTACCCAATACTTCAAACAAGCCATTGGATACAAGCATTTGAATGGGTTAGTATTATACTTAATTCAGTATTTGCTATCAATTATAATACTATGATTTGTGGAACATGGGATATAGCTCATCATATTAGACATCCAGAAATTGATTTTTTTGCTGCTGACTATAAAATGGGACAAGAAAATTTTGAGTGGGTACCAACTAAAACTAGAGATGAATTTTTAAAAATAAATAGAGAAAAATTATTAAAATGGTATGGAGAAGAAAGAGCTAAAGATATTGTGTATGGATGGGAATAAAAGAATGTAACAGTACTTAGCACAGTTCTCAGAAGTTTTACTGTCCCAGGCTAAGTCTTTTGCTTAAAGCGACCAGTGATGGTTGCTTTTTTTTTACTATAATATTTATTGATGTAATAAATTAGGTTGTATATTAATATATACAGCCTTTTTCTATTTAAAAATTAAAAATTAAAAGTATGAAAAATTTTTTCAGTCAATTATTTGACGACAACAACACTATTAATGAAAAGGCAGTTATTGGTTTTTTAGCATTCTGTATGATGTGTGTATTTGCTATTGCAGATATTATTACAGGTACTATGAATAAACCATTAGTAGTAAATGAGTTTGTATTTGATTCATTTAAAGTATTAACAATTGCTTGTTTCGGAATTGCTTCTGTGGATAAGTTTATCAACAAAAAGAAAGAAGCAGAATAAATAAATAATAATGGATAACCTAAGTAAATTTGTCCCATTATTCCTAAATGGAGGGTGGATAGTATTACTTATTGGAGCGGCAGGAATGATCGCCAGGCTTGCAACAAGCAAGAATCCTGAAGATAAAACTCCAGCACAAGTTATTAGTAATATATTGGCCTCCATGATTGCTTCTCTAATTGCTTGGTTCATATTAGAGCAGTTTGAAGTACCATCCATGTATAAAGCAATTACTTATGGATTGGTAGGATTAAACTCTCCTGAGTTATTAACAGGCATAGTTAAGATATCTACAAACTTTGCTAATAATCCAACAGATTTTATTAAAAATATAAAAACAGGTGGAGTTCCACCTCAAAAAAAAAGAATAATTAGAAAATCAAAGTCACGAATCAAAAGAGGTTAATATGAAGAGTTCAACAATTATGATCATTCTTACAGCGATAATAATAGCTGTAGCATTATTTGGAAAGCATGTAAATGATAAAATACAAGCATCCGCCACTACAATTTTAGAAGACAGATTAAAGCCAGGACCCCTTTTATCACACAGATTTGATTACTACGGAACCTACATCAGTAGTGCGTTATCTACCAGCATTATTAATGTAGATACGCTACTTACTCATAAAGATGAGATAATGGAAGTGAGAGAGCAAACAGATAAAGAGTGGAAAGCATATCTCTCTACGTATCTAGTTCCTGAAGAAGATTCAGTTGCTAAGTTAGCTGATAAACAAATGGTTGATATTGATGAAAAACTTGATGATATATTTAAGTTAGCTGAAACTGATAAAATAAGTGCTCAAAAATTATTAGAGCAAAGTAATATCAAAGAAGAACTAACATCAGTAACAGATAGGATTAACTGGTTAACAGATTTGCAGACTAAAATTGGTCAAGAAGAAACAGTTAAGATGTTATCACTTATCCGAACATTCGATAATTTTATGATCGGTTGCTTAGCACTAGCTATAATGCTAAGTGGATCAATATTCTATTCAGCTATAAGAGATAGAAAGAATAAACAACCTTTAAAAAAGACAGCTAGAAGAGTAACTAAAAAACCTTCGGCGAAGAAGAAACCAATTAAAAAACCTATAAGAAGATAAATCAAAAATGAAAAAAATTATAACAATATTATTATTATTAATAACTTCATCTGTATATAGTCAAAAAAATTACATATCTGTAGGGACTGGATTATTTTTTAACTCTCCTATTAAAGATTGGAAAAATACATTTGGTGGAGCTGTAGAGTATGGTAGATATTTTAAATCAGGAATATCGGTAGGAGTTAATTTTGGATATTGGTCACTGTTAAAAGGATATGAATATAATGGAGTAAAAACTACTTTTCCCATATATAGTAACGATTATTATTCTTTCTCGTTTAGTGGTGGATTAAATTACTTCTATGCTTTTAAAGATATTTTAGCTGAATATGATTTAAATAGTAATATATATATTTTTAAAGATAAATCAATATCATTATCTTTGAATTACTGCAGGCAAAGTGGACTAGGTTATGATAAAGCAGAAAGTTTTAATTTTGGAATCAATAAAGATTTTTAAAAAATAGTATATGAAAAAAATATTGTTGTTAATAGTTACATTTATTTCAATTTCAGCATTTTCTCAAAAAGACATAAAAATAAAAAACAATGTATTTGAAGTTATATATTCAGAAAGTCTTGAACAGCCAACTTGGTTAAAATACCGTTCAACTAATAGACCAACTAATGTTAATAGAGGATCTATGGACTTTTACACTGAAAAAAATATTAAAACATCTGATGCAACCGATTATATTCATAACATTTATGATAAAGGACATTTAGCTCCAGCAGCTTCATTTTCAGATAATATAGAAAATCTAAAACAAACATTTTCTTATTTAAACTGCATGTTACAAGATCAATACTTAAATAGAGGAGAATGGAGATTTTTAGAGGAACAAGAAAGAAAATGGGATGATGTAGAACCATTAACTATCACTATTGAAGTATTTTTTGATAAACCTGCTAAACGTGTTCAAACAAACGCCGCGATTCCATCACATATAAAGAAACATATTTATTTTGAAAAATCTAAAAAATGGAAGTGTTATGATTTCATAAATGAAAAACCAAACCACAATTGGATTAAATCAGAAATAGTTTGTAATAAACACTAATTTGGTTTGACCGAGATAAGACGTTATATTTAATTATATAAAAAATAAATAAGTTTATGAAAAAAATCATGATTGTATTAGCAACTGCTGTATTTACAGCTTGCGGAGGAAACAGTTCAACAGAACAGACAACTACTGACAGTTTAGTAGTGTCGGATAGCGCATCAGTAGTTGATTCAGCTATAGCAGCTACAGACTCTACCACATCTCAAATTCCAGTAGGTGGAGAAACACCAAATCGTCCAGTTCCAGTTAAGTAAGTAAAAGGGGACTCATTTGAGTCCCCATTTTTTTTTATTACTAATTAAGGTTATGTATAACATAAAACAATTCTTTAAACGCATTTACAACTTAATACGTTGGGCTCCAATTATATGGAAAGATCAGGATTGGGATGATCATTATATCTTTGAAATACTTAAATTCAAACTAAAGAATCAAGCCAAATATATTGGTGATAAAGATAGACATACTAGAGCTAAACGTGATGCTGAAATAATGATGCTGTGTGTTCGTTTAATTGAGAAAGTTCAAAATGAATATTATGGAATGGAATACATTGATTATTACAAATCAGATATTAAATTTATACCTAGTATTTCCCATCCAGGTTGTTTTGAAATAGATGAGGAACCAATATCAGAACATTATGATGATTATTTTAAAAAATATCCATTAATTTATAGAATGGTTCCTGATTTGCAAGCACCTAAAGCAAAAATTGCACTTCAAATAGCTAGAATAAATGAAGAACGAGCACATAAATTACTATTTAAAATACTAGAACAAAACATTAGAAGATGGTGGGACTAATAATTATATTAATCGTGATTATAGCTTGGATCTGGATATCATATGAATTATGGAGAGCCCCAGTGTATGATGAATATATGAATAATATTATTATACCTGCTAGAAAATTACTAGATTTATTTAAAAATAAAAAACAATGATAGGATTAATTTTACTTATAATAGCTATAGCAGCTACAATAGCTTGGTTATGGGCTGGAGGAATTACTTATATGCATAAGCATCATAAAGATTATAAAGGTGAAGATTTTTTGAATTGGAAAGCAGATGAGGAGGACAAGGATCAAATATCTTGACCTTAATATATTTTATAAATTAAGGTTATGAGAACAGAACAAGAACGTTTAGCAAGTTACAAATCAGCATTTCTAGAGAAAGTTAAGAAATGGAACTGGAGTGATTATGATGATGACAAACCTAGAAAACCTAGAGGTAGAAAAGCAAAAGTAGTAGAACGACCACCTGCTCAACCTAGATCTAAAGGTGAACAACAAGTAGTTAACAAATTTTTTAATTACACTAAATAAAAGTTATGAATATAGTTTACGATATTGATTCCCAAACAGGTAAATTAAAACTTAAGTTTAAACAAAATATTCTTGATAACCTAGATAAAGATGCTAAAGAAGCATTTAATAAGTATATTTTACCTATGTTAACAATGAATAATAAATTTGTTTTAACAGGTAGTTTATCTCTTAGATTACTAGGTCTTGAACCTATGAGTCCTATAGGTGATTTTGATTTTGGTTTAAGAGAAGAATTTACTGAAGAAGATTATAATAATATAAAAAACTTCTTTGATTTAAATGATATGAAAGTAGGATATGGTTGGGATGGAGCTGGTGAAAAATTCAAAGTACCATATAAATTTGATCCTAAAGAACGTATATGGCAATTTTCAAAATCATGGGATGACGTAGAAAATGATATTCTCGGAGTTGATCTTTCAGTTCATAAATATGTTAAAATAGATATATTTAATGATGAAATACTTAGAAAAAAAGATATCATAACTATATATTATGATGATTTTGAACTTCGTCTTATACATCCTAGCATTACTTATAGTTACAGAATGAGATACGCTTTAGATCCTAGATCATCCACCGCTTTTAAGTATTGGGAACGTATGGTAAGTTTTATAAAAGATGCTAAACCTTATTATAATACACTCAAAGCTTTATATAATATGATAGCTCGTGTTAATGAACATAATATTAATATTGAGGGTGATAAAAAAAGAATTGAATATATTAGAGGGTTAGTTATAAAAAGAGAGTATAACATGGATGAGTTCTTTAAAAAAGTTTGGGATGAACCTATAACCGAATAAACAGTATAAATTTATGAATAATATAGATCGTCAATATAAAGAATTACTACTTGATTTAATACATTTTGGAGTAGATAAAGCAGATAGAACAGGAACTGGAACTAAATCAATATTTGGTAGACAGATTAGACATAACATGAAAGAAGGATTTCCATTATTAACTACAAAGAAGATGGCTTGGAAATCAATTGTAACTGAATTAATGTGGTTTTTAAGAGGTGACACTAATATCAAATATCTTGTTGATAATGATTGTCATATTTGGGATGGTGATGCTTATAAAAATTTTACCAATGAAGGAGGAGAACTTACTAAAGAAGAATTCATTAATAAAATTAAAACAGAGGAAAGATGGGAAAAAAGTTGGGGTGATTTAGGGCCAATTTATGGTAAGCAATGGAGAAAATGGGAAACATACGATAATGAAAAACCACCTTATCTTGATGTAGACCAAATAGCAAATCTTATCACCGAATTAAAAACAAATCCAGATAGTAGAAGATTGATGGTTAGTGCTTGGAATGTTGGTGAATTAGAACAAATGGTATTGCCACCTTGTCATTATGGATTTCAAGTTTATACTAGAGAATTAAGTAATGAAGAGAAATGGAAACAATATTCGAAATTAGGATTGAATATTGAGATAAATGGAATCCCGTTGGACCTTCAACATATGGGAACCCCATTTTATCCGAAATCATTACCGCAACGAGCAATTTCATTAATGTGGAACCAGAGAAGTGTAGATACATTTTTAGGATTACCATTCAACATAGCCTCATATGGTTTGTTATTGGAAATAATAGCTAAAGAAGTAAATATGATTCCTGATCAATTAATTGGTAACTTAGGAGATGTTCATTTATATAACAATCATTTAGAACAAGCAGGTGAACAATGTAGTAGAATTTCATATGAATTACCTAAACTAAAAATGAATCCTATATTTTTAGCTAACTTAGAACATAAAGGATTTGATGAAGCAATCCACGGACAAGTTAATTTCGAATTAGAAAATTACCAATCCCATCCAGCAATTAAAGCACCATTAAGTAATTAACCTAAATTCTTTAACTATATTTAAATTATGAAAACAATAATATTAGGCGATACACATGGTCGTTCCAATTGGAAACTAGCCACACATCAAGATCAACCAGATAGGGTTATCTTTATAGGTGATTACTTTGATTCATTTGATATTCCAGGAGTAGAACAAATTCATAATTTTAAGGAGATTATTCAATACAAAGAAAATAATCCACAAATTGAAGTTGTATTATTAATTGGTAATCACGATCATCACTACTTCCCAGAAATTGGATACACAAGTACAAGTGGATATCAATCCGGAATTGCACCTTCAATTACTCAAGTAATAGATGAAAATAGACATCATTTACAAATGGCTTATGGATTTGGAGATTATCTATTTACTCATGCTGGTGTAAGTCCTATATTCATGGATCAAGTATTTGGATCTGATGGTTGGTCTAAAGAGAGTATTGTAGTTGATTTAAATGAACTATTTAAATACAAACCTAAAGCATTTGAATTTAATGGTTTTGATGGTTATGGAGATAATACAACACAAACTCCAATTTGGATTAGACCAGGTTCGCTTATGAGTGTAAATAAAAAACATGATAAAGGATTAAAGAAAGATTATATTCAAATTGTAGGTCATACTCAAATGAAGAAACTTGATTTAGTGGGTAGTGATAAATTTACAGGTGGTAGATATTATTTTATAGATACAATGGATACATCAGGAGAATATCTTATAGTAGAAGACAATCAATTAAAAACTAATTCAGTAAAATAAAATGGGTAGGAAAAAGAAAGAAAACAAACCAATAGATTGTATTCAATCTGAATTTATTGTTTATAGTGATTTAGGTTATTATTGTGGGATGGGATTTGGTGGTGAGTTTCAATGGTCACAACATGAAAAAGAAGCTAAACCATTAAATCATATTAATAAGTACCATACTATAAAATATTTGGCGCCTCGAAATATTGACATTATATTTGAATATATTAAAAAATAAAAGTTATGTTTAATACAAAACATACTCTTTGGGTAGAGAAATATCGTCCTAGTATTTTAGAAGGATATTTAGGTAATGAAGAGTTTATTAATAGTTTACAAGGATGGATTGATAAAAATGATTTTCCTAATCTATTACTTCATGGATCAGCTGGTACTGGTAAAACAACAGCTGCTAAATTAGTTGTAGGAAATATCAATTGTGATTTTATATATCTAAATTGTTCTGATGAGAATGGTATTGATACAATTAGAGATAAAGTGAAACAATTTGCTTCTGGAGCTACATTTAAACCACTTAAAGTGGTTA